CGCCCCACCCCTAGTGATCGCGCGCGCTCTCTCTTGGGGCCTGACGGCCGAAGGCCGTCAGCTGCCGAGCTTCGCTCGGCAGGCCCCAAGAGAGAGCGCGCGCGATCACTAGGGGTGGGGCGAGTGCCCTGCTCAACGGGTTTTTTGGTGGGCGGAGCAATGACGTCAGCGGACATGTCTGGACATGTCTTTGAGCAAGTCCATATAAGGAGTTCCGCCGGATATGCAAATGAGCAATCGCGCAAAGCATTTTGGGTAGTCACCATGAATAAAAAGGACAGCAAGAAAGATGACGCCCCATAATTTTAATAGGAATTTTAACCATGGCGTTTTACGAGGTTGTGTTTCGTTTGCCAAGAGACAATAACAACTTGTTGGATGAAGATAGATATCAGCCAGAGTTGAAAGAAGAAGATGACTGGCCTGAGGAATATTTAACCAGTGAAGATGCCAGCTTTATCGGACTAGCGTATGCTGTGCTAAGTGAAATTCGGAGATTCTTTGGAAAGGAACTACAATGGTTTGCCCAGGTTGAATGGTGTCCTACTGCTGGTTACCACATGCATGTTTTGTTGAACCATCCTAAGCTGAGTAACCAGACTTATGGAAGAAAGGTCAATGAACTGGCTTGCCGTATAGTCGATACCTTTGGCCTAATTAATCCAGAAGAAGTCATCAGTACCCATTATGTTAAAAGCAACTATGGACATAAAAAGGTGAGAGTCATTCACCTAGAGTCTTATTTGAAGAACTACTTTTTCAGAAAGACTTTAGCTCCTCCCAATTATACCGAGGAAGGAGACTATAAAAGAGAGGAAGAAGTCGTGCTGTGGGCATTTACGAATATCGTCGCTTGGAAGCCATTCGTGCGGAATCTCATCAAGAGATCGGAGCTAGCGACTGTTCCTAAGCAACCAGAGAATCCGGCGGGAGACGGACCGGCACCTCGAGTGACTGCAGGAACCCGCCATTTTATGGAAACCATCGACTGGTTGGTGAAACATGGAATTACTACAGAACGAGAATTCTGCCACGCCAACCGCCCTTTGTACCTGTCTATGCTGGCTTCTACTTCGGGTGCTGGGCAGATTAAAAGAGCGCTGGACCAGGCGAAACACATGATGACCAGCACCATGTCAGCAGAGGATTACCTGACAACAGAAGAGGATGTGATCGAACCACCTACTGAAAATAGAATCTACAAGATTATGAAACTGAATCGCTATGATCCAGAACTAGCAGCTGCTCTCTTCTACGGCTGGACCTGCAAGAACTTTGGCAAGAGAAACACCATCTGGCTGTATGGTCCAGCTACTACCGGCAAAACCATCATCGCTCAAGCTATTGCACATGCTGTTAAACTGTTTGCTGGTGTTAATTGGACTAATGAAAACTTTCCCTTCTGTAACTGTCCAGGGAAACTGCTTATCTGGTGGGAGGAGGGCAAGATGACAAACAAAATGGTGGAGACGGCTAAATGTATACTGGGGGGATCTGCTGTACCTGTAGACATCAAAGGCAAACCCGCTGAAATGTGTCCTCAAACACCCTGTATTATTACTAGCAATACTAACATGTGTCAAGTATATGATGGTAATAGTTCTAGCTTTGAGCACCAAGAACCCCTAGAGGAACGCATGTTTATGTTCAGACTTAATACTAAACTGCCATCGACCTTTGGCAAGATCACAGAAGAGGAAGTCAAACAGTTTATTACCTGGGGGAGGAGCTTAAAGGTTCAAGTTCCACATCAGTTCAGAGTGCCTACCACAGGAGAGTATAAAAGGCCAGCCCCCGAGGCGAAAGCTCATTCTTCGGATGAGCCGCCAAAAGAGAAGGTCGCGCGTATTGATGACTCTCTAACCAGGTATGTTAACAATATTGATGAGTCAGCTACCAGTAGAGAAATGTTTCTAGAGATTGCTAATACTAATCAATGTATGTTGCATCATTGCTTTTCTTGTACCGAATGTTATCCTGAATTGCTTGATGACATGGACAAGGAACAATAAACTTACTGATAACAGATATGGATTTTCTCGATGATTTCTTTGCAGATAAATATAAAGAGACTGTTAACGAACTCGGTAAACCGGTCAATCCTAAACCTGTAAAACACATTAGCGAAGCTCACTCGCAACCTGGCAGCAGGAGGGGCTTTGTGGTGCCTGGGTATCGGTATCTTGGGCCTGGTAATAGCTTGGACCGTGGAAAGCCCGTTAACAAAGCAGACGAGGCTGCTAAAAAGCACGATCAAGAATACGATCAACAGCTTAAAGCGGGAGACAATCCCTACATAAAATATAATCACGCGGACGAACAGTTCCAGAAAGACCTACAAGGTGATACCAGTCTAGCCGGCAACGCGGCTAACGCTCTATTTCAAGGCAAAAAGACTCTACTAGCGCCCCTTGGCCTAGTAGAGACCCCTGTCGGCAAAACGTCTGAAAAGCACAAATTAGACGAATACTATCCTAAAGCTAAAAAGGCCAAACAAGGCTTGCAGATACCAGCTCCACCTAAAGGCGGAGAAGAAGAAGCTACATCGTCACAATCTGGAGGGAGCCCAGCAGGTTCCGATACTAGCGGCACATCTGTCATGGCTACAGGAGGAGGCGGTCCGATGGCAGACGATAACCAGGGCGCCGAGGGAGTGGGTAATTCCTCAGGTGATTGGCATTGCGATACCAAGTGGATGGGAGACCACGTCATTACAAAGTCAACCAGAACTTGGGTGCTCCCCACTTACGGGAATCATCTCTACGGGCCTATCAACTTTGACGGCACCACAGGTTCGGGTGCTAATGCAGCCTATGCAGGATACAAGACTCCCTGGGGGTACTTTGACTTCAATCGATTCCATTGCCACTTCTCCCCCCGAGACTGGCAAAGACTCATCAACAACCACACAGGCATCAGGCCGAAAGGACTCAAAATCAAAGTCTTTAACGTCCAAGTCAAAGAAGTTACAACACAAGATTCAACGAAAACAATTGCCAACAATCTCACCAGCACCGTACAGATCTTTGCGGACGAGAACTACGACTTACCATATGTATTAGGCAGTGCTACACAAGGCACATTTCCTCCATTTCCCAATGATGTATTTATGTTACCACAATATGCTTATTGTACACTTCAAGGAAATTCGGGGAAATTTGTAGATAGAAGTGCCTTTTATTGTTTAGAATATTTTCCTTCACAAATGCTGAGAACAGGAAACAATTTTGAGTTCCAGTTTAAATTTGAAGAAGTTCCCTTTCATTCTGGATGGGCACAGAGTCAAAGCCTAGACAGATTGATGAATCCGTTGCTTGATCAATATCTGATAGGAGACTATGGAACAGATGCATCAGGAAACCTTATTTATCACAGAGCTGGTCCAAATGATTTGAATGAATTCTACAAGAATTGGGCACCTGCACCCTATGAATGTATCCAGAATATTAACAGCAGTGATAATACCAAGAATGCTAATTCTATAAATGGTTCAAATTCTACCAACAAATGGGGACTACAAGGAAGACAAGCATGGGATGCTCCAGGATTTGTTCAAGCTAGTACCTATGAAGGTGCAGCAGCAGGACAATCTCTTCTTAATGGCGTACTTACTTTCGATAAAAGTTCAGCTACTACTTCATCTCCAGCTGCTACTGCAGTAAACAGAACAATTGAAGACGAAATACAGGGTACCAATAATTTTGGTAATGCTAGAAATAACATTGTTGCTATCAATCAACAAACGAAAGGAACAAATCCAACAACAGGTAGTACATCTCAATTTGAGACAATGCCAGGTATGGTGTGGTCTAATAGAGACATTTACTTACAGGGGCCTATTTGGGCTAAAATTCCAAATACAGATGGACATTTTCATCCTTCTCCCAGAATGGGTGGTTTTGGATTAAAACATCCTCCGCCTATGATTCTGATCAAAAATACACCAGTTCCTGCTGATCCTCCAACTACCTTCAATCCAATGCCACAGACTAGTTTCATTACTGAATACAGTACAGGACAAGTAACTGTTGAAATGTTGTGGGAGGTACAGAAAGAATCCTCCAAAAGATGGAATCCAGAAGTACAGTTTACTTCCAATTTTGGAACTTCAGATCCAGCTGTTGATGGAATACCGTTTGGAATTAATAATTTGGGTACTTATGTTGAATCTAGACCTATTGGAACTCGTTATATTTCTAAACACTTGTAAATAATAAAAATTGTCAAATTTGCACTAAGAATTGTTGTCACGTGGTTGTTTACATGCTTGCTAAAACACGCCCACCAAAAAACCCGTTGAGCAGGGCACTCGCCCCACCCCTAGTGATCGCGCGCGCTCTCTCTTGGGGCCTGCCGAGCGAAGCTCGGCAGCTGACGGCCTTCGGCCGTCAGGCCCCAAGAGAGAGCGCGCGCGATCACTAGGGGTGGGGCG